GTGCTGGACGAGTCGCTGTCTCTACGGGACGAGGGCTTGTCCGCTTATCACCAACAACACGTTAAGCAGGGTGCGCTCGGGGCGTTTCTGAAGGCGGTGGACGAGGGGCGGATTCCGAGCGGGTCGGTGCTCATCGTCGAGGGGCTGGATCGGTTGAGCCGGGCTGAGCCCATCCAGGCGCAGGCGCAACTGGCGCAAATCATTAATGCCGGCATCACCGTAGTGACTGCGAGCGATGGCCGAGAATACAACCGCGCCGGGTTGAAGGCGCAGCCGATGGACTTGGTGTATTCGCTTCTGGTGATGATTCGTGCGCACGAAGAGTCCGACACCAAGAGCAAACGGGTGAAGGCGTCGATTCGGCGGCTCTGCGAAGGGTGGCAGGCCGGCACCTATCGTGGACTGATCCGAAACGGCCGCGACCCGCAGTGGTTGCGCTGGGATGGTCAGGCATGGCAGCTGATACCGGAGCGGGTCGAGGCGGTGCGGTATGCGCTGGAGCTGTACAAGAAGGGCGAAGGCGCAACCCGGGCCGTGCGCAAGATGGTGGAGCGCGGGTATGAACTCAGCGAATGGGGCTTGGCTGGCCAGCAGATCTATCGGCTGATCAAGCTACCTGCATTACGCGGCGCGAAGCGCATCAGCGTGGACGGTGAAGACTACTTGCTCGAGGGCTACTATCCGGCGCTGCTGTCAGACGACGAATACCGCGAGCTGCAGGCAGCGACGAGCCAGCGGCACGGCCGCCGCGGCGCCAGTGACATTGTCGGCATCATCACCGGCATTGGCATCACCTGGTGCGGCTACTGTGGCACCGCCGTGGTTGCGCAGAACCTGCTGGGACGCGCCCGCGAAGACGGCACTCTGGCCGACGGTCACCGCCGGTTGCATTGCACGTCATATTCCAACAGCACGGGCTGCAAGGCCGCGAGCTGCAGTGTGGTGCCGGTGGAAAAGGCGCTGCTCGCGTACTGCTCGGACCAGATGAACCTTACGCGCTTGATGGAGCCGACTGAGGATGGCCAGCAGATACGCCAGCGCCTGCAGGCGTGCTTCCGCAAGCAGGACGAGGTGGAGCGGCAGTTGACCCGCGTGACCGAGGCGTTACTGGCAGACGATCAGGGCGCCGCGCCGTTGGCGTTCGTGCGCAAAGCGCGAGAGTTGGAAGCCGAGCTGCAACAGCTAAAGGCTGAGGCCGAGCGGCTTGAGCTGGAACAGGCGGTGCAGAGCAAGGGGCAGACGCCCGCCGCTGCCGAACGATGGGCAGCGCTGGCGGCCGACTCACAGGACATCTACAGCCCGGCGCGCGAGGCGCTGCGGCAGTTGGTGCTCGATACGTTCAGCCGGGTCGTGGTGTACATGCGGGGTGTTGTGCCGGATCCGGACAGCAAGACGATTCACTTGGTGCTGGTGTCGCGGGCTGGGCGGCGCGTGGCGCTGGATATAGAACGGCGGTCGGGTGCCTGGAAGGCCAGCCACGACCGCCACGGTTGATCAGGCGGCCATCGTTCCGATCAGGATTTTCGCCAGCGCCGGGTCGCCGGGTGGGCTGTTGTGCACCACCAAGTGGCCCATTCCCTCCCAGTAGTTCTCCTGCACTTCGATGCAGACCTTCCAGGCTGCCCAGGCCACAGCCGGCCCGGCCTCGATGACATTGCCCGCCTCGTCGATGATGGCCAACCGGGCTGGCTTGCCATCTGCTGTGGTGGCGGTGAAGCCTTCGCTGACCGTGGCGCTGATGCGGGAGGCCTGCAGCTGCGGGTTTGGTACTGAGTCTTTCATCGCCGCTTCCCTCCCTACAAGCACTGCGGCGCAGCGGCGCCTGTGTGTTCGGCGTCGACGCGCTCCCAAGTGGAGCGAGCGCGGGCGCGGTGGGTGGACTGCATCAGCTCGAGCAGACGGTTGTGGTAGTGCAGGAACGCCCAGGACGGCGTCCAGTTCTCCAGCGGTTTGGAAAGCGGCGTTACGCCGGCGAGGCATTCCCATTCACCGGCGTGTTCCGGCATGAGCTGCGTGCGTTCGGTGGCTAGGGCGACCATGTCCGCCTTGTGCACGCAGTCGGGCAGTTCCGGGTCCAGATGGAACTGTTCGCAGATGGCCAGCCAGACTTTGCGCTCGACCTCGTCGTACAGCGAAACCAGGCACTGCGCCTCATAGAACTCGCGCATGCCCAGTTTGAGCGGGCGCACCATGTCGCCGACGTAGGCTTCGGTGGCGTCGTGGAGCAGGGCGGCGAGTTGGTGTTCGGCCGGGACGATGCTGGCCACCAGCAGGCTGTGCTGCGCGACCGAGTAGTGCCGGCTGGTGTGGCCGTTGAAGCGGCAGAGCTGCGACAGGGCGTGGGCGATGTCCAGCGTGCTTATCTGGTCAGCCTTAGGCGCGAGCAGGTCGAAGCGGCGGCCGGTGCGGGTGAGAATCCAGGTCATGCCATCACCTCCACTTCCATCACCGGTAGGGTCTGCCAGTAGCGGTCGAACAGGGCACGGGCATGGCCGGAGAGGCGGCGGCAGATTTGCGCCTGGTCGTGCGAGCCGAGGCCGGCGAAGGTGTTGGCGGCCAGGCTGAGTTTGTCGGCCATGGCCACGAGCTGGTTGGCGTCGTCCTCGGTGATGACGCGGGTTTGCAGGTTGGCGATCTGTTCGCGGCAGTCGTCCAGCTCGGCAGTGGTGGCTTCCAGTGCCTGGGCGGCGTTGAGTCTGCTGATGGTGAGGCTGTGCTTGGCCGACTCGATGTCGCGGCGGGCCTGCGTGAGTTCATGGCGGTGGGCGTGCAGGCCGCTCTGGTAGCCAATGTCGAAGGCCTCGCGCTTGCCCCTGCGCAGGCCCTCATAGAAGCCGAGGCCGAACACGATGGCCATGGCGGCAACTGCGCCGATGAAGGCGATGATCTGAATGGTGGTGAAGTTCATGTGCTGTGTCCCGTTTGAGCCCGCCGGCTGGTGAGGCCGGCGGGGTGGTGGTTGGTGTTACTTGCCGAGAGAGAAGGTGCCGATGGTGAGCGGCACCAGGCCGCCGACTTCCTGCTCGAGCACGTCCTTGAATTCCTGGGCGAAGGCTTCGCGCTGGGCTTCCTCCCCGACCCACCGGAGTTTCAGGAGTGGCTCGTCGCGGCCGGTGATGACGGACAGGCGCAGCTTGATATCTGCTACGTCCAGCCCTTCGAACGGCACGGTGGTGAAGACGAAGGCGGAGGGCAGGGTTTCCTGGCTCTTGGCCTCGATCTCGTCCATGGCCGAGCGGCTGGCGGAGAAGTCACCGACGTTGCTGTTGCGCTGGCTGGTGGCCTTGATGACCATGCAGCGCACAGCGTTGATGGCTTGCAGCATCGGAATGTCCGTCTCGCCGTCTTTCGCCTCGAGGTTGGGCAGCCAGTCCTCCAGCCATTCGGCGAGATCCTTCTGACTGAGCGGTTTGCCGAGTACAGCCTGGAGGGCGGAATAGGCGGCGGTGGGCTTGAGGGTGAGCACGGCTACATCATCGCCATGGCCGGCGGCCCCGGGTTCGCCCAGGTTGAAGATGACGGCGGCGCGCATGGCGTCCTGGTCGATGAAGCCGCGCGCGGCGGCCGGTGCGTTGTCATCCACCACGTCATGGCGTTCGATGTACTTGATGAAGTCCTGCAGGGAGTGGGTTGCCATGGTTCCGCGGAAGCGGTCGCGCATCGGCTGGAATGCTTCCAGCGACTGCAGACGAATGCCCTCAGGCAGGACCGCTACGGTGGTGCCGTCCTCAATGGTGATCGGCTTGGCTGCCGCGATTACGGCTTGGGACTCGATGTGTTGGATGGCTTCTTTGCTCAGCGACATGCTGTGTCTTCCTTTTGGTGAGTGGGGCTTGGTGATGCGGCTCAGACTTCGCGGGCTTTAACCGGCGCTTCCTCGCGGGTGAACATCTGGTCGGTCGGGCTCGTCTGGAACAGCTCGAGGCCGTTCTCGGTGACGTACATGGGCGTGTCGAGGGAGGTGTCCTCGCGCTTCTTGCCGCGCTTGGTTGGTTGCACGAAGTCCAGCGTGTGGCTGACGGTGACCTGGTTGCTCTGGCCGATCTGCTTGAGCTTGAACTTGAGCGTGACCTCGCCGGGCTTGCCGTGGTCGACCACGCCGGCGGCGACATCGGAGAGCGCGCGGCCGACCTGCTGGGCGAATACGCTGGCGTTGAGTGAGTTGATGAACTCGGCGGTATCGGTGGGTTTCATGGCGTGCTGTGCCTCTTTGGTTGCCCTTGGTGGGGGCGGGTTATGCCGCTTGCGCGGCGGCGGTTTGATCCAGCCAGTCGGCCAGATCGTGTAGGTAGATGACCCAGGGGCTGCGGTTGGAGCTGGGGTCGAGCTGCCGGATCTTGAGGTTGAGCTGGCCTTCGCGGACTTTGCGGCGCAGATGCTTGACCGTAGTGATGTGCGGCAGGTGGTCGGTGAGCAGCTGCTCGGCAGTGATGTAGTTGCCTGGGTAGCGGCTGCGCAGGGTGTCGAGCGTGGTTTGCGGTTGTGGCTTCATGGCTGCACCTCCCCGCGCCCCGCCGGGAGGCGCAGGCGGATCATTTCGGCGATGCCCTCGATGGTCTTGCCGGCCTGCCGGTCGACCACGCTGCCGGTGCCGTCTGTGATGACGCAGGCGAACGGTGCGGCCTTTTCCGGGGTGAGCGTGACGTGCGGCAGGTAGCCGGTCGGTAGCACGGCGAACAGGGCGCACCAGAGGCGGCCGAGGTCGTCCGCGTGGGGCTGGTTGGTTTGCAGGTGGACGATGGCCTCGGTGCAAGCGCCGCGCAGGGTGTTGGCCGATACCACGCTTGGGTGGTCCAGATACAGGCTGGTGAGCTTGAGCGCGCCGATCGCGTGTTGGGTGGCAGAGGTGGTCATGCGGCGGCGTCCTTCTTGGTGACGGTGATCTCCAGCTGATCGGCCAGCCAGGCGATTCCGGCCTCTGTGGCCATGACGACGCCGTAGTGCGTGTAGCCGTTGATGGCGCGGTTCCAGCGGCTGCGGGTGTCGACGAACAGCCGGCCCTGGCCGCGCTCGCTGCTGATGAGCTCGCCGGCGTGGTTGAGCAGGCCCAGCTCCCGCATACGGGCGCGGAGCTTGCGCGGGCCAATGCCGAGCACGGCGGCGGCCTGGTCTAGGGTGCGGTTCATGTTTGCGGGCCTCAGGCTATGGGGCCGTTGGCAGACAAAGCGCAGCGGGCTTCTGAGACCGCGAGGTCCATCCAGGCGTCCCGGCTCAACTCAGGAAACAGGCGTTTCTGGCGCTCCCATTCCGCGCAGATCTTGCGTAACGCAGGCTCAAGGCTGTTCCGATTCGGCTGCTGCTCGGCCGGGCCGTTCAGTTCACGTGCGGCAGCGTTGAATGCCGCAGTGGCTGCTCCCAAGTCGCTCGGGTCAGCGCGCTGCGGTATGGCTTCGGCGGTATCCACCGTGCCGTTGGCTACGGCCTCGATCCAATCGGCCAAATGCTGGGCATTGGCGCCGTCGTCGCGCTGGAGGGTCATGCTGTGGCGCTGCTCGCGCAGGAACAGCACGGCCAGCAGCTGATCGCCGCTGTCGCTGGTGAAGGGCTCGATGCTCAGCTCGGCGCGCAGCTCGCGGGCGGGCTGGGTGAGCAGCAGGGTTTCGCTGCCTGCCTGGCTGGCGAGCATGCCAAGGGCGGCCTCGCTGCCTCTGGTGAGGGAGAAGGTACTCATGCGCAGTCGCCTCCGAACGGGCCGAAGCTCTCGAAGGTGGGGCGGGTGTGGCGCTTGAGTTGAGCCGTGCGCAAGGTGACCTGTGCGATTAGGCCGGTTTCACGCTCGATGCGGCGTACGATGAAGGGATTGGATGCCGCTGCCGGGTGCAGAAAGACCGGGCAGCGGGTGCTGTTGTGCTGTGCTGTGTCCATTGTCGCGATCCCGTGGTGAGTGGGTACGGGATCAACAATACGACTACGTATTGATTTGGTCAATACGATAGTGCATTAAAAGCATGCTTATGCGAATGTGCATGTATGGGGTGAGTCGAGATTTTATAGTTCGGCAGCCCGCCAGGTGACGTAGACGCTTCCGTCACTGCGCATGGTCATCGCAACGCCATCTGCCTGCTGGATTTCGTCAAGGAGACGATCCCAGTCTTCAGGCCGGTCATCCGGTTCACGCGCAAGGTTCGCCTGCCGCTCGCGCTGAGCGCGCGGCGTAGTGATGGCCCTGTTAACGCGGCGTACCAGGCGGTGATAGGTGGATAGGTGAGAGGGGTGGGATAGTGCGGCATGCCTTTGCATGAAAGCCTCCTTGTACTGTGCGTTTACACAGTAGTTGTGAGGATTAATTCGGGCAACACTAAGCTGTGGTGGCGCGATGACACATGTAAAGAAAACAATCACGTAAGGGGCGAAGCAACGTCATAAAAAAAGCCCCGCGTTGCAGGGCTTTAAAATCTAATCGTCATCTGCACTATCTGGATTTATTAGATCAAAATCAGACGGTTCAAATGTGGCCGCAGGTAGAATGTATTCACCCCACGCGCTTCTATTGGTTAACGACATGACCTGATCACGGATTGCGCCATAGAGAATATTAGGGCCGCTTATGGCTATAGTTCTTATCGCGTCCTGATTATCCCCTTCATTGCAATCGAAGTGACCTACTGCAAGAACCTCTATGTCATATCGATCGCTAGGACAATTAATTCCAATTGAAACGGTTACGCTCATGTTAAAGCTGTTGGGTTCATCGCTAGGCGTCATTGCGACACGAACTTGCGGTTCAGTCACCTCTGCATCTTCAAGTTGCCAGTCGTACTCGGGGTTCGCTCGTACGGATAGTGTAGGGTAATAAATTTTTTCAAGCGTAAATTTTGCAGGCTTCATTGAATATCTCACGTATACCTTGAGAATAAGCCTCAGGATCCCGAACCTTGCGATCCGCGTACCGCCCTTCTTTTATTCCTTGGGAACGACTGGGTTGAGGGTGAGCCTCCAGCCATCGTACTGACGCTTCGTTGTCAGCAATATGAATGTGTAAATTCGCTCCCACCGCGCTAGCGAGTTTTACCATGCTATCGATAGTGAAGTTGCTCTCGCCGCGTAAAGCTTTAGTAATATATGCGTTGCTTGTGTCTATTTTGGAAGCTAGCTCAGTGTTGCTCATACGCTTTAATTTCATTTCACGAGTTAGCCCGCGAACGAATTCCAGCTTAGCTACTTCAACTTTATAAGCGTGGGTTTCTTTGAGGGCATTGAGTCGTTGAGTGAAAGACTGACGCATGACTTATTCCTCATCTACAAATGTAAGGCTGGCTTCAAGTTTTGCTTGCATGTAAGCCGCCTTGGTTTTCTTGGCGCGTTCAATATCCCGCTTGGGAGTCTTCTGGTCTTTTTTAATAATGCCGTGAGTGCAGATAACTACTTTGTCGTCATCTTCAAACCAAAAGAGCCGCAGCCGCCCTTTAATGTATTCATAGATCTGCTCCTTTTGATCTACATAATGCGCTTGGCTGGTATTGAAATGATCTGGGCCATACTTACTGTGTGCCTCAATCATCGCAACAATCCCAGCTATATTGGCTTGGAAGTTAGAGGATAATCCGTCTAAAAAATCCTCGGTTTCGGAGGAGCCATTTTTTAGACAGGGAGACAAAATCCTCCATTTTCCCGCTATGAGGACCTTGAGCTTCACTGAATGTCCTCGGCAGGTGTGAACATTAACCCATAGGTTAAGTTCCTGCCAGACGTCACAAGATAGGCGGAGCGAGTATTTTTCTTGAAAAAAAGCGCAGTTCTGAAAATGTCAAGCGTCCGCGAGCTCAAAAAAGGCACCTCGTTCCGATTTTTTAAGGATTTTTCGTGATAGCTGCTAGCCGCCTGCTCACGACTAACACGAGAACACAAAGGCTTTTGAGAAAGAGGCCTGAGGGTTGGATCGGCCAAGATTCTATCGCGTCCCTGCTTTGGACCCGACGATAGCGTTCACGGGTCTCATCAATTGCAATCAATTGCAAATCATTCGTGCTCCAAGCGGAGCCGTTGCATTGCTATTGGATTCTACACGGCAGCAGGCGGAAGTGACGCCTGCTCAATTTTCTTCAAGCTCACTGCGCAGCACCTGCAGGTCGAGTGGGGCGTCTATGCCTACGCGCGCTTTGCTGCCTTTGATCTCTTTAACGGTAACGATGATGCCGTCGAGTAGGAGCTGTTCAATCAGCTCATCGGCATTTGTACCCGGCTGAACGCGGATGACGATCTTTTCGCCTGCGCGGCGGGTCAGGGTGAGGTTGCCCATGGTTTCGCTTCCTTGCGTGATTTGTGCGGTCAGAGCCGGACTTTGCTGGGTGGCAGGATGGCGCCGACGTAATGAATGGTTTCGATCTGCTCGACCGGGATGGTGCGGCGGCCGAAGGCGTCGTTGACGGACATGACGCTGACTTCTGTGTCGTTGGCGTACAGCAGTTCCTTGACCATGCTTTCTCCGCTAGTGAGGCAGATCAACACGTATTCACCTGGTACCCATGAGTGGTTGGGTTCACAGACGGCGATCCACCCGGATCGGATCGCCGGGGCCATCGAATCACCGCGCAGGCGCAATGCATAGGCATCCGGGTCGCGGGAGGGCACGTCGACCACTCCGTCACCTCCATCTAGGGCGTGCCAGTAACCCTCGTTACCCAGTTGTGCGGTGCCGACGATCTTGATGGGGCGATAGGGGGTAATAATTTCTGGTCCCGGCTCCATGTCCAGATCGTAGGTTCCCGAACCTTCGTTCGTGTTTGTGGCGTCCGGTCCGCCGTGGCGGAGCCAGTGCGCTTTTACGCCGAGCGCTTTGGCGATCTTCTCGACGTTGCTCTGGCGGGGGTCTTGCGACTCACCAGTGATGATCCTGTGGATGGTCGGCTGCGATACCCCGGACCGGCGTTTCAGCTCGCCCTCAGACCAGCCAAGCTCTTCCAGCTTTGCCGCAAGTCGCTTGCCTATATGCATGGTTGCTTCCGATTCAAAAACGTATTGCCGAGTGTATTGATTCGCTCAATACGTTCGCGTATTATCAAATTCAATGCGATTGCGCATAGGATTTGGTTATGACCATCAAGAATATGATCGAAGGACTGCTAGAGCTGGGTTACACCCAAGGCTCCATAGCAGAGGCGGTGGGCGCCACCCAGCCTACGATCCACCGCGCGCTTAATGGCTCCGATATTCGCTACACCACAGGCAAGGCGATCGAGTCGCTCTATGCGCAGAATGTTGGCGGTTCGGCTGCTGCAGCGAGCACGGCGGCGGCTCCCCATAAATCAGCGGCCTGATTTCGATATCAACCCCGCCAGGACACAGCGCAGTTTCAGTATCGGCGGGGGCCGGTTCCGGGAGCCTCACCAGCAGACCGGAGCCGGCAGGCCCAGGGGCCAAGAGCAACAAACCTGACGCCACGGCGGCAGGTGGATGTAGAGGCTGGAATCAAGGCGCCCACTCACCAAAGTAAAGCAGCCTTGACCCAGCGTTCCGGTAGACGGGTACCACCCCTGACTACCTCAACCCGCGACCCGAGGACACAGCACGTATCGGTAAGGGTCGCGAGCTGTGGGCCAACTGTAGGGCAACTGCCCTGCGGCTGGCTACAGCGTTACCGGGGCATTAACGCTATGAGCCGCAAGGATCTATTACCGGGCACCGGCCCGGTGCTGAATACCCGCCAGGCGCTATACCGCGCCACACGTGATGCAATAGGGGGCCAGAACGCGGTGGCGCTGACCATCGGGATGGACCCGGACGAGCTGAACAAGCGCGTCAGCCCCACGAGCAATCGCCCCATTCACCCTGAATTTCTGGAGGAAATCGTTGCGGCAACGCGCGATCCGCGCCTGCTGGCGGCCTTGGTGCGCCCGGCCGGTGCGGTGGCCTACGTGCCCGCGCCGGTACCGGCCACGCATGCCGCGCTGAATGCGCTGGGCAAGCTGCTACGGGCCGAAGGGGATTTTGTGGCGAGCCTGCATGAGGGCGCTGCGGACAATGTGTGGCTGCCGCACGAAGTCGAGGCGCTGCGCTACCACGCCAACCGCGTGATCGGCCATGTGCTGGGCATTGTTGCCGGCGCTGAGCTGGCGATGTCGGAGGCCAGGGCAGGCGGGGAGGTGGCCCATGGATGAGAGCGCATTCGAACTGGCGCAACAGCGCGAGCTGGAAGACCGGGAGGCGGCGATTGCGCGCCGCGTGCGTTATGAAGGCGTGAGTCTGAGTGAGTGCGAGGGGTGCGGCGAAGAGATTCCGCCTGCGCGGCGCGAGGCGGTGAAGGGGTGCCGACTGTGTATCGCTTGCCAGGCGGATGAGGACAAGCGGAATGCGGGGGTGAGGCGTGGTTGATGCTCACCCCCGTTTTGCGTCAGTCCGCGATGCGCAGCGCCATCAGCTTGGCAAGCCGTGCCAGGTAGGCCTGCATATTTTCGGTCCCGTCTGTAGGCACGCAGCCATCGTTGTACAAGTAGATGCGATCCAGATTTGCTCGGCCGCGGGCGTCCAGCTCGGCGGCGAGTTGTTCAGTGAGGCCAGGGAGCCTCATGCCTATGGGGTGTTCTTCGTAGTTGATCCATTCGCCCGTCATGAACCCGATTGGCTTGTAGTTGCGGTTGAGCAACACGTAGCTGCCGTCTTCCAGGCGGTCGAGACAATAGGGGAAGTGAGTTTGGCGCAGTTCACCCTTCAACATGCTTTTTACTCCAGTGAGGCCATCCATGAACAAGTTGATCATCATCGTTGCGCCACAAGGCGCGGGCAAGACCACGAATGCCGCAGCGCTAAAGGAAGCGTTGGGCTGCGAGCGAATCGTGGACAACTGGGATGGCCGAGCGCGGCTAGAGGACGGCGACCTTGCGCTGACCAACTGCACCACGTTCGAAGCGCCGAAGCGAGCGCGGGTGTTGTCCCTAGCGCAAGCGATGAGCGAAGCGCAGCTGGCCGCCTGAGCCGGCGTTTGATGGTGGGAGGGCACAGACATGTCTGAACGCGTACCTCTCACCCTGGCCGACCTCCCCGAGCTGCTGCAGTACATCCCCGCCGATGATCGCGACACCTGGTTGCTGGTGGGCATGGGCATCAAGGCGGAGTTCGGCAGTAACGGGTTCGACGCCTGGGATACCTGGAGTGCCGGTGCTGACAGTTACAGCACGGCGGATGCGAAGATCGTGTGGCGCTCGTTCCGCAAGGCGGGCACGGGCATGGGCACGGTGATCAAGCTGGCGAAGGACAACGGCTGGCGGCCGCGCCGGGAGCCGATCACGGCCGAGGAGAAGCGACGGCTGAATGCTGAGGCGGAAGCTCGCCGTGCTGTGCGGCAGGCGGAGATCGAGGCGGACGAGGCGAGGGCGCAGGTGATGCGCGAAGCTGTGGCCGCTGCCTGTGAGCTGATCTGGACGAAGCACTGCAAGCCGCAAGGCGAAAGCCCCTACCTGGAACGCAAGCACGTGGGGGCTTTTGGTGTGGGCTATTTCCATTACACGGTTGTGCTGGCCATCGATGACGAACGGCAGCGCTGCGATGTGTGGGTGGGAAGCGAGGTGCGCGAGTTCTTCGCCGCCATGCCCAAGCCCCGGCCGGATTCGCTTTCGTTCCTGATGTTCAAGGCGGGGAGCATTGCCATTCCGCTGCGCGATGCAGCGGGGAAGCTGTGGAGCCTGCAGGCGATCAACGAGCAGGGCACGAAGCTGTTCCCGAAGTACGGGCGCAAGGCGGGTTGCCGGCATGTGCTGGGTGAGCTGGAAGGCGCGACGGTGATCGGCGAGGCCGAGGGCTATGCGACGGCTGCCAGTGTGCATATGGCGAAGGGCTGGCCGGTGGCGATTGCGCTGGACTCCGGCAACATGCCGGCGGTGGCGCGTGACCTGGCGGCGCAATGCCCGGACGCCCTGCTGGTAGTGGCCGGTGACGATGACCCGACGAAGCCCGGCAACCCGGGCCGTAAGAAGGCGGAAGCGGCGGCGGGTGAGGTGGGCGGCATCGCCGCCTTCCCGACGCTGCCGGCCGAAGGCGAGGCGGGGCAGGACTGGAACGATGTGCATGTGGCGTGGGGGCTTGATGCGGTAGCGCAGCAGCTCGACGCCGCTGTTGCTGCTGGCAAGCCTTCCCCGACCCCATCTGATGACGAAGCCGCTGCGCCGGCCGGCTCCTCCGACAACGGGGGGCAGGGGGCGGGCTTTACGGCGGAGCAGATCCTGCGGCGGTTCGCGTTGGTGGAAGGCACCACGCAGGTCTGGGACCAGGACAAGAAAGCGGTGATGAAGAAGACCGCGTTCGAGGCGCTGGTGACGAAGCCGCTGGCGAAGGCCTGGGCGGATGACGTGGCCAAGAAGCTGATCGGCGCGGATACGGTGCGCGAGCTGGAGCAGGCGCGGCGGATGGCGGGCAAGAAGGCCTCGGCGCTGGGGATGACGCCCATCGAGCGGTATGTGTACATCGACGGGACGAAGGATGTGTGGGACCGCGAGAAGAAGCGGCGCATTCCGGAAGGCGCGGTGAAGATGGCGCTGGGCGATGCCTATGCACTGTGGCTGAACAGTGCCGAGCGCCGCACGGTGGATGTGGACCACATCGTGTTCGACCCGACGATGACGAAGGACCCGGCGGTGTACATCAACACGTTCGAGGGTCTGCCGCTGGAGCCGGTGCGCGATGACGCGGCGTGCGAGAACCTGCGGTGGCTGATCTCGTTTCTGTGCAACCACGAGGAGGCGCCGTTGCAGTGGCTGGTGAAGTGGCTGGCTTATCCGCTGCAGCACCCAGGCGCGAAGCTGGACACAGCAGTGCTGATGCACTCGGTGATGGAAGGCTCGGGCAAGAGCCTGCTATTCGCCGATACGCTCGGTGCGCTGTACGGGCCGTATGCGGCAACGGTGGGGCAGACGCAGCTGGAATCGAACTTCAATGCGTGGCAGAGCCGGAAGCTGTGGGCGGTGTTCGAGGAAGTCGTGAGCCGCGACCAGCGGTACAACCAAGTGGGCAAGATCAAGCATCTGATCACCGGCAAGACGGTGCGGATGGAATCGAAGTTCATCAATGGTTGGGAGGAAGCCAACCATATGAATGCGGTGTTCCTCTCGAACGAGATCCTGCCGTGGCCGATCAGTGAGTCGGACCGGCGCTTTCTGGTGATGTGGCCGTTGGAGACGTTGCCGGAGGAACGGCAGCGGGCGATCGGCGCGGAGCTGGCGAACGGCGGGGTCGCCGCCCTTTACGGCTGGCTGCTGGATGTGGACCTGGGCGACTTCAATGAGCGCACTCGGCCGCCGCACACGGATGCCCGGCAGCGGCTGGTGGCGTTGTCGCGGGCTGGCTGGCAGACCTTCCTCCATCAGTGGCAGCACGGGGAGCTGGGCAAGGACCTGTGGGGCGCGTGCCTGTCGACTGACCTTTATGCGTTGTTCCTCGAGTGGTGCCAGCGCAACCGTGAACACGCGATGAGCCAGACGAAGTTCAGCCTGTTCATCAGCTCCGAGGTCGAGAAGACGCGGTCGATCCCCTGGACGGAGGGGGCGAACCGGCGCTTCGGGGCCTTCTTCTTTCCCAGCGATCCTGACTCTTCCCTGCCCCCATCTATGAGCGCAGCTGCGCTTGGCCAGCATGTGGCGGGGTGGCGTGCGAAGGCGAAGCTGGCGGGCTGGGATGTGGACGGTTGGGACCACTTGAAGGGGGCTGCGGCATGAATACGACCAAAAGTGTGTTGGGTGTGTTGGGTTGTGTTGGGTTGGGTTTGCGAACCCAGCACAGTGAGAGGCCGGTAACGGCGGGGCTTTGCGGGGTGTGTGTTGGGTGTGTTGGGTTTGGCGTCGCGCGCGCGCATGCGTGTGTTTTGTTGCAACGGCTGAACGAGGCTTATGAAGCGAGAAAAAATTGCTACGCGAGGACCGAAAAACCCAACAAACCCAACACACTCAACACAGTTGCTTTGAAGGCATTGAGTTATAAGGGTTTTAAGTGTGTTGGGTTTGTGTTGGGTTGCCGGTTTTGTGTCGGGTTGGGGGGCAGGGCATGATCGAGGCCATGGAGGTGCTGTTGCAGGCGTGGGGCCGTGAGGTTGTGAACCCTGCTCTGGATGTGGCCATCGCCTCGCCGCTGGGGCGGATGGGTGACGATACGCCGGGCGGCGTGGGCGGGCATCGCTGCCTGTCGCTGGTGGAGTGCGCGGTGGCGATCAGCCGTGCGAGCCAGGCGGTGAGTATGGCGCTTGATGGCATTGCGAAGGATGCGCCGCTGGGCCTCGGATCGCGTGGGCGTGTGCTGCAGCGGCTGGCGCATGTGCGCTACTGCCAGGGGCCGCAGGTGGTGGCCGTGGCGGCGCAGTGTGCGCGGCTGGGTATCTCGATGCGGACGTATCGTGCGCAGGTGGACGAGCTGCATGCTGAGCTGCAGGCTGAGTGGCCGGTGGCGCTGGCGCGGTTGCAAGCGGCAGAG